GCTCCACCTGCTGCTCCACCTGCTGCTCCACCTGCTGCTCCACCTGCTGCTCCACCTGCTGCTCCACCTGCTGCTCCACCTGCTGCTCCACCTGCCGATGTTCCGCCATCAGATGGAGTGTCAGCTTCGTCATCTCCTGCACCTGCTACTGTGCTTTTTCCTGCTTGATAACCTTTCTTCATTGCGCCGCCAAGGCCTGCAACACCGCCTGCAACTGCGCCAACTCCTTTGGCTAACGCACCTACACCTTTACCAATAGCACTGCCGATCTTGTTTAAGATAGGGCCTTCTTGTAATTGCGATTCAACTAATATTTCTTTTATTTTCATTTTAGGTCCTTATGACATTGTTGGTTCGACTCGACCAAGTGAGTCTTTTTCAGGTGCTGCTGTAGTTGTTGGGGCAGCTGGTTTACTGGTTCCACCTTTCTCTAAAGATTTTAACAGTCGTACTTTTCTATCAGTTGGTAATGTTGCGATCATCTTCTTAACTGCTTCAATATCTACTATGGGTGCAGCGGGCTCAGCGCCAGCAGATGATATTTTTAATGATCCATACACTTGTTTAACAATGTCTGCGCTTACTCCTTGCTTCTCTAAAAATTTAGCTAGTTCATCGCTGTCGGTTGGAGCTCCGGCTTTTTGCCAAGCTGAGTTTAATTTATCTGCGGTAACTTTAGTAGTTAGATTGGTTCCTTTAGTTTTAGCCCAATCCATGGCTTTACCGGCGGCGCCTTTAATTGCATCTAACGGTCCTTCATTTAGTTGTTGTTGACTGATCCTATTAAAAATTAAATAGACCTGACCTTCACTTAAAGGACGCTTTTTATTATTTCTACTTTCTTTAGCGGGAGCTGCTCCGGCCGGAGCAGCTTTATCACCACCTGCTACGCCAGCTGCTGCTACTGCACCTTGACTAGCTGCCTGTAATCCTGTTTTAGCTGCTTTAATAAAATTTAACAACGAATCGTTGTTGACAAGTTCTTGCCTAGAAATTTCTAAAGTGTTAACAATCATGTCTTTATAGTCTTGACTGTTAATAACATCAGCAACACCTTTTAATTGATCAAACCCTTCAAGGGCAGCATCACCGCCCATTCTTAACAAGTTCTGTGCTGATTTTACAGCACTGGCCATTTCAGGATCAACAATAATGTCAACACCTTCAAGTTGTTCGGTCCATTCCCATCCTGGACCCCATCTTGTTTTCGCAGCACCAAATGTTATCTCTTCAAATCCTGCATTCTCTGGTCCGAAAGACATAGATTTTAATCTCATACCTTCTGCAAACTTGCCCAACATTTCAAATGCCTTACCAGATAGATAACCTAGTGCTGCTGTCTTGATACCTTTACCAATAGCTGTGGAAAGTTTTTCACCTTTGAGTAATTCTACAGCACCTCTTAACACCTGACCAGCAATGGCACCGCCTAGTGGTCCACCTGCTAACGAAGCAATGGCTGTTAGTACCCCGACAATGGCCGCTGTTTTTCCTGGATTCTCTTTAGCCCATGATCCCATAGCTGTAAGTTTTTTATCCAGGTCCGGAAACTTTGCACCAACCTTTGCCTTAAGCTGTTCGAACTTTTGATCAAATGCCTTAACTGGAGTAGTATCTTGTAGCCATTTACCAATATTATCAATGATTTCATTTGCTTTATCAGCAACATCTTTGCCTTTACCAATAAGAGTTCTATTACCGCCAGCTGCTGTGGCCGTTTTTTCAACTTCCCCGAACAGTTGTTTAATTTGATCAGCACTCAAACTAGCTTCAATCAAAGGAAGCATTTCATTGTAGATGCCCTCTACAATTCTTCGTTGCTCAAGATCTAGTCCATCGCACGATTCCTTAAGCATAGCTCTTGATTTTTCAAGATGTGATTCTATTAATAAATGTTGTATACGCATTATTCAATCCAAAGATATATTTGTTATTTATTGTAATTGTGAGCTGAAGCTCACATTCGCTTTCGCTTTCGCTCAGCGAATTTTCTTTCTTCTAGACTATGTTGATTATTATAATTGCGAAGCAATTCAAGTATTATGCAGATTGTTCAGTCACACTTAGCCCTTGCGGGCTAAGAAATTGTAGCATTATGCGAGTTGCACAGTACACACTAGCGTTAGAACTATAAGCATTGCTGCTTGCGTAGGCGGTTATCCGGTACCTACTCATTCCGTCTTAATAATAACGGCGAATCACTATGCACACGCTGTCGCACATAGCAATCGTGGGTCTTTCTCCCATCTTTTAGCCTTTTTAATTAGTCTCTTTATAAATCAAACCGGTTGTACATAGGCATATCCGATCATCGTCCTGTAAAGGATAGTGATTTACAACCTCTTCACCACATAGAGATTCCTTGCCGTCACACATCAGAACGGATTTAGGGCACAATTTCAGTCGCCTGTGCGGGCTTTTTTGGTGATTAAATGCCTGGATTTATTGAGTCTAAGTATGCCTAACGGCAGTGTGTGTTTGTTAGATTTTGGTTTTTTTGAGGATATGTGAGCCGTGAACTCGAACCTGTATGTGACCGTTGTACCAGTCAGTTGATTCTAGAACTTTGTGTTTAAATTGTTCTCTTGCCTCGATATAGCTGCATTCTGATTTGTTTTTGCAGTAGAATAGTATTTCTCTGGTGAAGTTTTCTTTGCCTAAAGTTGCAATATCTGCTGTTAGCGCATCGCTAGAACCGTAATAGTCCTTCCAATCGCTTTCAATCTTGCCTCTAATTTTCTTTTTCTTCTTTTTGCCGTTTTTCAAAGTCACTGTTTTATAAGTGGTCTTTGCAAACTTGGCTAGTTTTTTGCCTATATACTTGCGCCCAGAGATAACATTGGTAATAAGATATACGAAACCGATGTAATCCTCGGAGATTTCCACTACTTCTTTCTTCTTATAGTACCATGTCATTAGGTACTTATTTTCTTGGGCCTTCCTATCATGCCTTTTCTGGCTTGTTTGCGTTCTTCTCTTTTTGCCTGTATTTCTATGCGCCTAGTTGATGCTTCGTTGCGTATTTCTGAAAGCCAATATCGTGCCTTAATGCCTGCTTCGTCTGAGCCTTTGTATTCAAATCGTTCTTGCCACTTAAAATATTCCTGAAAAGCAGCAATCATTTTATCGTGGCTTTCTGAACTCAAGCAACAATCTCCACATCGTTTGAATAGCTGGTAAATCCGTTTTCTTTAATAACCTTGAGCACATGATTAACACGACTGGCCAAATCATCTCTATGACTAATTAAGAATACATTCTTATTGCGTTCACGAGTCATCTTTTTAAGTACCGCAATACTTGATTCAACTCCGCTAGCATCCATACCACTATCAACCAGTTCGTCGATGAATAACAGGTTAATTGCTTGATATAAGTTTTCCCATACATCACGGAATGCCCAGCTCATAGACAAAATAAGCCTATTGCGTTCACCACGTGATAGATTGTCGAAGTCTAGATCCTGTCCTAGCTGTGTAATAATAACAGTTAGATCGTTTTGAAATTCTACTAGATGTGGCAGACCAATCTTATCTAGATAATAGGTCAGGCGCTGATTTAGATAGGCAAGATTTTGATCGATAATTCGCTTACGGATAAAGCTATCTTTGTTTGTCAATAACTTATGTAAAAACTCTTGATGATCTTTAACACGCACAAGATTATTCAACCCTTCATAGTCTACTTCCTGTACCGCAGTATTGCGTAATTCTTCAATTTGTTCAATGTAAGGATTATCTTCTGCAACTTTAATTTCTAAATCACGCTCTAAACCGCTTAGAGTATTTTTGTGATTAAGGGCTTGTTCTAGATTGTCATAGATTACTGTAGGACACACGCCTAATTCGCCAACTAGGCTAAGTGCTTCGTTGAGTTCGCTGAGTTCTTCGCTGTGAGTTTTTAAATGTCCTTGACTTTCTTCAACCTGTTTGCTTTTAGCAGTCATCATTTCATCATGCTTGATGTCATGTAGATCTTGACCGCAACTATGACATTTGTGATCTGCAAGAGTTATTAATTCTTTTTCTAACTTTTCCAGTGTTCGTTGTTCTCTTTCTAGTGTACTGGTCTGTTTGGCAACAAGAACTGTTAGACTATCACGTTCTTTTTTACTTTTATTCCACTCTACTAGAGCACGTTGATTGGCAATTTCTTCATCAATCTCAACATCCAGTAATTTTTCAATTGCTCTAGCTAAATTAGCAAGAGCAGTTTCGTGTTGCTCTTCCCACAGACGTTGTTTACGCTCAAGAGCTTCAATACTCTGTTGAATACGTTCATTGCTGGCTTTGATAGTTTCGAGTTTTATATTTTCTGTGGAAATACTATCTTTACTCTGCTTGACCTGTTCTTTAAGAGCTTCGGCTTTTTCACTTAATTGTGTAATACCCAACAACTGTTCAATAATAGCACGTTGATCTGCAGCCTTCATAGAAAGAAACGGCTCTGTATAAGTGTTTAAGGCCACAAGATGTTTGAACATGTCATGGGTCATGCCAAATACATCTTCGATATCTTTTTGTGTTTCTCTTGAATCGCCTTGACTTTCATCCTGCTCTAGGTTTTCTTGTTCTTGACCGTTAACGGTAAATTTTAAAATGTTAGGTTTACGACCACGTTCAATGTGATAGTCAATACCGTCCTTTTCAAAACTAACAGTACACAACATACCTTTGTTATTGATCTTGTTAACAAGGTTATCTTTCTTGATATTTGTTAGCGCAGTACCAAAGATTGCATAGCTAAGGCCATTGATAATAGTGGTTTTACCCGTGCCATTACGAGCTCCGCTGTCGTCGCCACCTAGATCTAGATTCTCACCTAGCACAAGAGTTAATTGCCCCTTGTCAAAGTTAATTGCCTGAGTCTGTGCGCCCACGCTCATAAAGTTTCTAACTGTTAGGTCTTTGATTTTAATCATAAGTTATTGTAGATCTCCAACAGCATGGCCTTGTCAAAGGTATCGCTGTCAATAGCATTAATTTGATTCATTACAATTGTATCAACTGATTCAAAGTTGATATCGATGGGAGTGGATTGTGCATCCACTTCGACTTTTTCAGGAATTAACATAAGCTCACGCAATTTGTATTGCGGCATAAATGTTTCTTTGATAAAGTTTGCTTCTTCAAAGCTGATAGGCAAATCAATAGTCACACGGCAATGCATCTTTTCTCTCAGAAGCTCGTCTGGTTTATCAATAATCTGACTCAGTTTAAAAGTACGATAAACAGGTTGAGAAGTCCAAGTACGAAACTCAGGCTTGCCACCCCACTCTAACATCATCATGCCGCGGTCATCATCGCCTGCGTCGGCATAGTTGTGAGGAAATGCATTGCCAATGTAATGTATGTTTCTATTGTTTTGTCGTTTATGAAAGTGCCCAGTGAACACATATTCTTGATTGGCAAAGTGCCCCGACTGAATAGTTCCGTGGTCAGGCATCTGCACCATAGCATTCATGTAGAAGCTGGGTAGTTCTAAGTGGCCAAACAGGTATCGGCTTTTAATATCCGGAATAGTTTTCCACTCGTCGCCTACCAGCCAAGGCATAATTGTGACATCGTCTTTAGTGAGCCGTTCTCTAACAGGAATAATATTAGGAAACAGACGCATAAACTCAATGCTGTTAATTTCACGTTTGTCTTTGTAGAACAAATCGTGATTGCCTAGGATGAAATAGACTTTTTCAAATGATTGACTCAGCTTCTCTAAATTAGAAACTGTATAGTTCATGGTTGAGACATCAGTAGTGTTTCTGTTATGATGCCAATCACCTAGAAAGATTGCAGATTCACAATTTTCTCGTTTGGCAGTTTCACAAAACCATGTGACAAAATCTTCACAATCCTGATTGTGCGTTCTGCTACCAGACTTTAATCCGAAATGAATATCAGTGAAGCAGGCTACTTTTTTAAATAATGACATAGAATCTCCTTAGTTATTGTAACACGTTTACAACCACTAGGTCAATCCCAATCACTACCACTACCATCTACTGGTGCAGTACTAACTGGACCATAACTAGCACCACCTTTACCAGCAGCGTTTTGTCTAGTCCAACTTGGATTCATTCCGTTGATTTCTAAAATGTCGTCGCGAATATTTTGATTGCGTTTTTCAATGTTAATGATTCTAACAAATGAATTCGTGACAGCAGCAGTGTAATAAGCAAACGGGTTATCACTTTTTGATTCGTCAAATTGTAAACCGATTTGTGTTAATTGTAAAATAGCTTGACCACGCATTTCGTCATTGTAGGTATATCCACGAACATTGCCACGGGTTGCATATCGTTCACATAACTTCAAAAACATGCGAGCTAGATTGTTAGTCATCATACCATGTTCTTTGTTAAATGATCCTGTAGTTAAATCGCCCTTCCAATGACTTTTACCTACTAGTATTAGATTGTCGTTATCATCAAACTTCCAATGCTGAAACGGAGGAAAGTTTACCTTGTCGTGACTATCAGCAGTATTCTTTAGAGTTTTCTTACGACCAGGAGCCAACGGGATGTGTTCAAAAGTCATAACACGAAAAACTACATCTGGTTTTTTAATAGTTTTATAATCAACTTCAAATTCTTTTGCAGGAAACTTCTTGCCACCTGACTGTGCTAGTTCGTGGGCTTTTTTACCCATCTTGATCGCTCTATTTCTTTTAGCTTCTGCAATGGTGCGTATGTTAATTTTAGATAAATTAGGAATAATCAAATCATAGTCACCGTATGCGGGATCTATGTAATAACAATAGGTATTTTTGCTTAGGTGTATTTCTTTTAATAGATCTTTGTTAGTAAGATATTTGATCTTAGGCGGTTGAGTAGTTATAGTCATTGTTTCAGAATTCTCCAGTAGTTAATATAATAGCACATTTTGTCAAGAATAAATAGAGTATAATAAGGAAATATCACCAAAATGGCAAGATCAGAAAACCCTTTGGCAAGTTTAGTTGCAGCCGTTTCAGAACAGGTCAGCGCAGCCGCCGATGCAGCCCCAGGTGCAATAGCCGCCGCCGCCGGCAAGTTTGATTCATTAAAATCTAATTTAGATGCAACAGTAAGCCAGTTAAGTGGCGGCATTGGAACAGGTCTGAACGGATTTACCGCAGCAGCCGGTGATCTAGCCAATGATGCAAGAGGCGCCCTCGCAGGAGCGACAGGAGCATTAGGTGGTGTCGGCAGCACCATACAGAGTCTAGCATCAAATGCAACAGGTGCACTTGCCGGCGCTGCTGGAGCACTTGGAGGAGTTGCTGGAGGAATTAGTAATGCCGGAGCAGCTATTGGCGCAAGTCTAGATAAATTAGGCCTAGCTGGAGGTGGGATTGGAGGAGGCCTCGCCTCACTAGCTACATCAATATCGTCAGCTGCTGGGATGGTTAACAATTTATTAAGTATGGCACGTGGCAAGAATCTTCCTAGCGGTGCAGAATTATTTAGTAAAGAAGGTTCATTTGTCAAGCTAGAATCGGGATCGGCTAGCGACTGGCGAGTAAAGTTAAATGCAAACTTTGGTCTATTTGGATCAGCATTTGATCGATTGTCCTCCACTGGAGGATTTGTTTGGCCTTATTTGCCAAGCATCACAGTATCTTCAAAAGCAAACTATGCTCAAATAGATACAGTACACAGCAATCAACCTTTTCAGGCTTACAAGAGCAGTCAAATAGATGACATTCAAATTTCCGGAGAATTTTCAGTAGAGAACGAACTAGATGCAGAATACTGGATTCAAGGTACTACATTTTTAAAAACAGCCACACGCATGTTTTTTGGTACCGGGCCTAATGTAGGTAATCCACCAATCGTCTGCAACCTCACAGGATACGGTGCTAGAGTATTTGCAGGAGTTCCAGTTATTGTAAAAAGTTTCTCAGTTGACTTTAAAGACGACGTTGCCTATATTAAACATTCTCTAAATGGTGCACCTCCTACCTGGGTTCCTGCAATGAGTACTATATCAGTGACAGTGTCCCCAATTTATAATAGAACACGTCTAAGACAATTTAATCTTACAGAATATGCCAACGGTAATATTGTAGCAGGCCAAGGATTTATCTAAAATGGCATCATATAATAAAACATCTCCCTACTATAACACGGTTCAAAATAATTTATATCTTGAATTATTAACCATTCGTCCAGTGCCTGCGGAAGCTGACGATTACAAATACATAATAGAAACACAATACAAACATCGCCCTGACCTATTGGCCTTTGACCTGTATGGTAATCCAAGACTATGGTGGGTTTTTGTTCAACGCAATATGGAGACACTAAAAGATCCTATATACGATTTTGCTCCTGGAACAATGATCTATTGTCCTAAAAAATCAAACATAGAACGATTTATCGGAATCTAAGATGACAATTTTTAGAGATATTGGTCAAACAATAAGCAATTTATTAACTCCGGCAGGAAATGCAATTTCACAAATTGCAACAACATCTGGATTGTCAGTTGGTTCAGTACAAAATATTACCAACGCTATCAGTGCCAACGCAGCCAGCTTTAATGTTTCAAAAATTGCAGATGTGATCACAAATCCCAGTACAACTTCTTTGCTAAAAGCCTTTGGTACTGTGACGCCATCTCCGGGTGGCCCGCCTTACGAGAATGTGCTAGAACAATTTGCCTCCTATTCTCCATTGTGGACACTATGTTGCCTAACACCTGAACAATTTAACAAACCTAGTTTATACCGAGGTTCTCCTTATTTGTTAGATAATATAGTACTATCTTCTGCAGGTAGATATGACAATCAGCGAACAAATACTCAATATGGTGCGCCGGAATACTATATTGATAATGTCACCATGACTTCACAACTAGGCGGTAGTGCGAAGTCTGGAAACACCAATGTGTCAAGTTTTAAATTTGACGTTTACGAACCGTATTCTTTGGGAATATTTTTACAAAGTCTACAGGCTGCCGCAATTAATTCAGGCTATCCCTCCTATTTAAATGATTGTCCATATTTGTTAAAACTCGAAATTAACGGATCATCTGATGACGGTGCTGTCTATAAAGGTTCCGATGAGCTAACAAAGTATTTTACAATTAAAATTACCAAAGTAGAATTTAAAGTAGATGAATCCGGAAGTAGATATACGGTTGAAGCAGCCCCTATGCACTACACTGGATTTAGTGATGTTGTAACTAATATAGCAACAGACGTTCGCGCTACCGGAATGACTGTAAGCGAAGTGTTAGTATCCGGCCAACAAAGTGTCTGCACAATATTAAATGAAAAACAATTAGTAAGAGTATCCGATGGTCAAGCAGCGTTTCCTGACATTTATGAAATTGTATTTCCTATTGACTCTTCAGATCCCGTCGGAACCGACAGTGAAGCATCGACAGAAATATTAAAAGCTATTGCAGACCCTAACGCAACTAAAACTCAAAAAATATCAAAAGCTAATAGAGAAAGTTTTTCTGAAAATTTTGGAGATGGCGAAATTGGCAAAGCTAGCATGGGATTTTCAGAAACGTCCGGCGGTAATTATAATTTTAAACTTGCCGGAGATGCAGTTGATGATGATGGAAGAATTGTTAGAGATTCAATGACTATTGACCCCAAGCAGCGAGAAATTAGATTTCCACAAACAACAAAGATTACTGAAATAATTCAACGTGTGGTATTAGCGTCAGAGTATTGTGTTTCAAAATTAAAACCGGAAGCGGTCAAAGACGGATTCGTAGATTGGTTTAGGATTGACGTTCAGATACAATTATTAGAGTTCGACCCTAAACGAAACGTACGGGCAAAAAAATACATTTATCGTGTTGTTCCTTTTAAGGTAAGCGGAGCAATTTTTCAAAATCCCTCGTCGGTGACTCCAGGAGGTGCAGCCCTAGAACGCATTATTGCCAAGAGATATGATTATCTTTATACAGGACAAAATAACAATATATTAAAATTTGATCTACAATTCAACGGACAATTTTATACAGGAATTTCACCAACGCCGTTGCAAAACAATGCTAATGTTTCTAATAAAGAGACTAATAATATTGCAGAAGAAAAAACACCGCAAGGAAGATTGCAAAAAGGTGCGGCCCCTGAAAGTGCAACAGCGGTCACCGGATCTGCGCCAACAAAGCCAAATCCTCTATTAACATTCCCGTCGATCTCAGGAGAGAAAACAGTTGAACAAATGGTAGCAGATAATTTTAATCAATCTTTTACTAGGTCTAGTGACATGGTCAATGTCAAGATAGACATTATGGGAGACTTGTATTTTCTTTCTGACAGTGGTTTGAATTCAAATTACTTTTCAGATCAGGGACCCAATACTCAAGTTAAACTAGACGGATCAATGAATTGGGAAGGCAGCGAAATTTTTATATACATAACCTGGCGAAACCCAATTGAACCAAATCTAGGAACAACCGGTCAAGGCGGACTGTACAATTTTCCTAATGGTGGAACAGTTACGCCTTTCAGCGGAATTTACAAAGTGACTGCCGTAGAAAATAAATTCTCTGGAGGAGTCTTTCAACAGACACTAGACCTAGCTCGTCAACCTCAACAAGACATTGACTATGTGGGTTCTGCAAAAATCTCTGCAGAAAACTCTGGAATGTACGATACCACAAAAGAAGATCCACCAAAAACTGGGCCTGTTGATTATACAGATGAAGAATTTGAAGGAAATGAAGATGAACTTGATTTTTAAAGGATAACAGATGTCAATAGAAAAACGGTCGCCAGAAAAACAAGGAGGCTCAAAACTTCCAGTAGGCATCATGATGGCTAAAGTAGTTGGCTACCTAGACCCGTCATTTATGTGTGGACTTGAAGTGACCCTACTAAGAGAAAACGGCAATGACATAGGAGACACAGGACAATCTTACGCAGTAAAATATGCTAGTCCATTCTACGGATCAACGGCATATGAAAATATGGGAATGAATGTTGGAGATTTTAACGACACTCAAAAAACTTACGGCATGTGGTTTCCTACAGTAGAAATAGGAACCACTGTATTAGTTGCCTTTATTAATGGTGATGCATCTGAAGGATATTTCATAAGTTGTGTCCCTGGACGATTTATGAATCAAATGATTCCGGCAATAAGCGGATCAAAATCATTTGAAGCTTCGGCCGAACAAAAAAAGAAATATGATACAACAAACGCCTTACCGGTTGCAGAAATTAACAGAAAAGCTAATACTCTTGAAAAAGGTACCAACACTGAGAAAATTAAAAAAGCCATCCACCCTATTGCTGATAGATTTTTAGAGCAAGGTCTATTAGAAGATGATGTACGGGGCGTGACAGATAGTAGTGGTAGACGAATGGTGCCTAATTCAGTTTTTGGCATTTCAACCCCAGGCCCGTTTGACAGAGGTCCTAACTCTAAAAAACAATACATCGGCAGCTCGCAGAGTAAAAGCCCCGTGCAAATGCCAGCCAGCAGACTAGGCGGAACCACACTGGTTATGGATGATGGCGATGATAGATATGTTAGAAAAACCCCTGCTGGTAAAGGCCCAGTCACTTATGCAGAAGTTGAAAAGAAAGAAAAAGGTGAAGTTGATATTCCTATCAATGAATATTTTCGAGTTAGAACAAGAACTGGCCATCAAATTCTTTTACACAATAGCGAAGATTTAATTTATATTGGAAACGCTAAAGGAACCACTTGGATTGAGCTTACCAGCAACGGAAAGATAGATATATTTGCCGAAGATAGTATTTCAATTCACACACAGAATGATTTAAATTTTAGAGCCGACAGAGATATAAATTTTGAAGCAGGTAGGAATGTTAACATTAGAAGTGTTGCAAGGACACAAATAGAATCCGGCACACTTATGAATTTAGTTGTTGGAACAAATGGAAATATTACAACAGCAGGGACTATGAGTGTAGTTTCTACAGGTGCAACATTTTTATCATCATCAGCAACAAATATAAACAGTACAGGAGCGTTGACTGCCACGGGCTCTGTAATTAACTTAAATGGTCCAACAGCAGCAAGAGGAGTAGCAGCTAAAATTTTACCAAGACATGATAATCCTGTTAGTAGTTCTGCAGAAAAATGGGGGGAGAAAACTAGGTATCAAAGCAAAACCCCAGTAAAGAGCATAATGAAACGTATACCAATGCACGAGCCTTGGTTGCTACACGAAAACCAAGCTCCGATGTCGTTAACTCCAACCGACACTGATAGAGAAAAATAATATGACAAAAATATACAATAAAAAAACTGTGGCTTCGCTGACAGCTAACAGCGGCAGTGCTAGTTCTACTGCATTTACCTACAACGGATTTAGTTCTCAAGAAACTAAATCTAACTTCAAACTTTATGACATTGATCTAGTTAAACAAGATATTATTAATCATTTTTATATTCGCAAAGGTGAGAAACTGATGAATCCAGATTTTGGCACAGTTATCTGGGATTTATTGTTTGAACAGTTTACTGAAGAAGTAAAAAAATTAATTACAGAAGACGTCGAACAAATTATCAACTATGATCCTAGGATAGCAATTAATGGCGTTATTATAGATAGCACAGACATGGGAATAAGAATAGAAGCAAATGTGACATATATCCCATTTAATATTAATGAAAGAATGACTTTTAATTTTGATAGAGAAAATAAAATTATAAACTGATCACTTTATTTTTTAGTTAAATACACAATAGGATAGTAAATTATGACAACAACGTCTAGACAAAATAACTTAATTTTAAACGAAGACTGGACTAGAATTTATCAGACTTTTCAAAGTGCTGACTTCAAAAGCTATGATTTTGAAAATCTTCGCAGAGTTATTATTGCTTATTTTAGAGAAAACTATCCTGAAGATTTCAACGACTATATTGAGTCTAGCGAGTATCTAGCACTCATTGATGCTATTGCATTCCTTGGCCAAAGTTTAAGTTTCCGAATTGACCTAGCCAGTCGTGAGAATTTTATTGAATTAGCTGAACGTAAAGAAAGTGTATTACGTTTATCTAAAATGTTGAGCTATAATGCTAAAAGAAATCTTCCGTCAAAGGGCCTATTAAAATTTGACACAGTTAGCACCACGGAAAACGTATTAGATAATAACGGTAAAAATTTAGCCCAACAGACAATTGTGTGGAATGACCCAACAAATCAAAACTGGGCCGAACAATTTATCACAGTACTTAATGCAGCAATGACTGATAACACTGAATTTGGTCGCAGTCAAGGATCCGCAACAATTGATAGTATTCCAACAGAACAGTATAGATTTAGAACTTCGTCAAACGATGTGCCAATCTTTACTTACAGTAAAGTAGTAGCCGGCCGCCAAATGACATTTGAATTGGTAAGTACCAGTTTTAAAGGTAAAGAAGAATTATACGAAGAACCTCCGGTGCCTGGAAATCAAATTGGTTTTATCTATAGAAACGACGGCAAAGGTGGTACAAGTTCTAATACTGGATTTTTCCTAATGTTTAAACAGGGCAGTCTCGAACTTGCTGATTTTTCAATAGATATTCCGACTACCAATGAACTAATTGCAGTTGATACTAACAATATTAATAATGACGATGTTTGGTTGTTCACACTAAATTCAGCAGGAGTACAGTTAAACGAATGGACAAAGGTATCCGCACTGATTGGAAATAATATTTCGTATAACAGCATTAATTCTAATATACGAAATATCTATTCTGTAATTACAAAAGAAAACGACAGAGTTGACTTGGCATTTGCTGATGGAGTATACGGAAATTTACCACAAGGTGCATTTAGAGTATATTACAGAACCAGCAACGGCCTTAGCTATCAAGTAGCTCCAAGTGAGATGCGAGGCATCAGCATTGCTATCCCCTATGTTAACAAGTCGGGAGTGCGGCATACACTAACAGTGACACTGAGTTTAAAGTATACAATTAGTTCGTCTACACCCAGCGAGTCAGTGGCTTCTATTAGAAAAAATGCTCCTGCACAATACTATACACAAAATAGAATGATAACTGGAGAAGATTACAATCTTGCTCCGTTGTCAACTTCACAAAATATTTTAAAAGTAAAAGCAATTAATCGAGTGTCAAGCGGAATTAGTAGAAATTTTGATTTAATAGATGCCAGTGGAAAATATTCAAGTATCAATTTATTTGCAGCAGACGGGTTAGTTTATAAAAGCGACATTGAAAGATCGTTAGCATTTAAATTCACTAACAAGATTGATATTATTAATTTTATAAGAAATAGTATTGAACCTATTTTTACATCTACTGATGTTTATAATTTCTATCTAACCAAGTTTGATAAAATTTTATTTACAGACATCAATTACAGATGGAATCAACTCACAACAGACGTCAACAATTCTACAGGATATTTTTATAATTCTGTTGATTCTACAATTTTAAAAGTTGGATCTTACACAACCAGTACACTAAAGTACATAACTCCTGGAACCTTAATAAAATTTACAGCACCCGCGGGCCAGTCGTTTAAGAAAGGAAAATTAGTAGCAACAAATGTAAACGATCCTGAACAAACTGATCGTCTTTGGACTAAAGTTGTAAAAATAACAGGCGACGGAACCAACGCCGGAAGAGGTGTACTCACGTCGGGCCTAGGTCCAGTACAGTTCAGCGATATAATTCCCACAGCAGCTATTGCATCTCGTATAGTGCCCAAATTTATTAATAATCTTTCTGTGGGCCTAGAAACAGAAATGATCAATTTAATGTTGGCTAATCTTAATTTTGGCCTACGTTATTCTATTGCTGACCTAGATTGGAAATTAGTTTCAACATCTAACTTGAATTTGCTGGGGAATTTTAGTCTCGGTAAAGCAGGAGACATTGCTAACACCAGTCTTGATTCATCGTGGATAGTTGCATTTGTTAAAGAAGCAGACGAATATTTTATTAGAATACGAGGTCTTAATTATATATTTGGAAGCCTAGAAGAAACTCGGTTCTATTTTGATTCTGCTCAAAAAACCTATAACGGAAAAACTGGTGACGTTGTAAAAGACCAAATACGGATCTTAGGCATTAACACAGATAGTAATCTGGTATACCCGTTAATACAAGATATTAGGTTTGAAGTCAGCGACACTATTAAATTTGATGACGGTTATCAAAGTACTGACGAAATAAAAATTGCGTTCTTTGATGCAGACAGTGACGGCGTAATTGATAACCCTGAAGCATTTGAACAAGTTGTCGGACCGGATCTAGACCTTAATTTCCTATTTTTTATAGAGTTAGTTGACATTGCAGGAAACAAGATTAAACAATTTGTCAATAATTCAGATAATCATATAGTAATAATACAAAGAGAAAGTCTAGTTAATGTGAATGATTATGTAGACGGCACACTGATATATTTCTATGACAGTGATGAAAACGTTGTAAAACGTGTTGATAAATCAACCAATACTTTGGTATTAGAAAGTACATATAGTGCTAACATCGGTCGTGCCGGATTGAAATTTCAATATATTCATAATGCCAACGTTGATCGAAGAATAGATCCTAGTTCAAGTAATATAGTAGATGTTTATCTATTAACAAGAAGTTACAACACTGCATTTAGAAATTATCTTGCAGGCGCTGCCGCAAAACCAGAAGAGCCAAACAGCGATAGTTTGAGGATTGCATTTGGGTCAAATTTAGATTTAATAAAATCTATATCAGACGAGATAATATATCATCCTGTTTCTTATAAAGTTTTATTTGGCCCTACGGCTGATGTAAAACTACAGGCAAAATTTAAAATTGTTAAAAATCCCAATAAATTAATTAACGATAATGATCTAAAGGTTAGAGTTATCAATGCAATAAACGACTTCTTTGATATTAACAATTGGGATTTTGGCGATAGATTCTATGTGAGTGAAATGATAACATATGTTGTAAACACAGTCTCACCCGATATCAGCAACATGGTAATTCTTCCAAGGCAAATAACGCAGTCGTTTGGCAGCTTGTTTGAAATACAAAGTAGAGTTGACGAAATTTTTGTTAGCGGTGCTACAGTTGATGATATAGAAATAGTTTCTTCTATTTCTGCATCCGAACTTAGAATATCCGTTGATTCAGTTATATCGAGTACAAATTAAAAATGGCAGATAAAAATTTCCCCCAAAGTCAAATACCCATTAGAAAAACTTCTGAACTTTTACCTCAGATTTTTCAAACAGCAGCAAACCAAAAATTTCTAGCAGCCACTCTAGATCCGCTGGTGCAGCCAGGCGTTCTTGAAAAGAAAGTTGGATACGTTGGAAAAAGATATGGAAAAACCTATAAGTCTCAAGATGTTTATCTTGACTCCGACGAAACTCTACGAAGCAGGTATCAATTAGAACCCGGAGTCGTAGTCAATCAAAATGAAAAAATAACAAATTTTTACGATTACTTAGATTTTAAAAATCAACTAAAGTTTTTTGGTAATCTAGGCGATCGAGACGATCTAACAGTATCTCAAGATCATTATACCTGGAATCCTCCTATTGATTGGGACAAGCTGATTAATTATAGAGAGTATTATTGGGTTCCCGAAGGCCCGCCTGTAATCAAGATTCTTGGACAGGCTCAAAATATCACAAGTACGTATAGAGTTACGGTGGGGGCGGGTAGTGTTTTTATCTTTACTCCTGACGGATTAACTAACAACCCTGCGTTAACTTTGTACAGAGGTCAAACGTACAAATTTCAAATTTCCGCCGCCGGCAATCCTTTTGTAATTAGGACAACAATTGATACTGGGTCATTAACTTATAATCCGTTATTTCCGTATTCCAAAGGCCAGTTAACAGTTTTTGATGGAAAAATATGGAAAGCTAAAAATAATATTAATGCTTCAGACGGTAGTACCATAGATGAAAATTCTGATGACTGGGAATTTGTTGACGTTTCTAACAACACCACATCTTTTGATTACACAAAAGGGCTAACAAACAATGGAACAGAAAACGGAACAATTACCTTTACAATTCCGTTAGATTCGCCCGATGTTCTGTTCTACCAAAGTTATACAGACCCAAATAAATTTGGTCGATTTATTATCTCTAACATAGAAGACAATACTAAAATTGATATTGAAAAAGAAATTATAGGAAAGGCAACTTATACCAGCAGTAATGGTATTTCATTCAGTAATGGCATGGTTGTTTATTTTAGTGGAAAGGTTATTCCTGAAAAATATTCTAAACAATCGATGAACAACAAGTGGGTAGTCGAGGGAGTGGGCGATCGGATTTCATTAGTAAATGTTGCTGATCTAGTGATTTCTACAACATTTTCAAACACAAGTCCTGAGATCCTATTCGATAACGGTGGATTTGATAGTCAGCCGTTTGATGATGCAACAGCATTCCCTAACGACAAAGACTACATTACCGTTAACCGATCCAGCCTAGATTCTAATCCTTGGTCTAGATATAACAGATGGTTTCACCGATCAGTGTTGGATTACGCACATTCTCTTAATGATTCCAGTTTTGAAGCTGCTGAAACAACTAGAGCCAAGCGCCCAATTATTGAATTTAAACCAAACTTAAAACTATATAATCACGGAACAGTTGCACAACCAGCAGTAGATTACGTTGATGATTTCACTACCGATGTATTTTCAGTAATAGAGGGCAGTACTGGTTACATCATCGACGGAGAAAATCTATTTGATGGTGCAAGAATCTTAATCACCAACGATCGTGACATTTTAGCAAATAATCAAATTTATATTGTAAAATTTATTACACATCTTAATGTAAAACAGATAAGTCTTATAAGAAGTTCAGAAGTAAACACAGATGTCGGCGAGTGCGTATTAGTTAGACGCGGCGCAAGAAATAAAGGATTCATGTTCCACTTTGACGGAACAACTTGGATTCGAAGCCAAACAAAAACCAGCGTCAACCAGCAGCCGTTGTTTGACATGTTTGATAGCGATGAAGTTAGTTTTGGAAACCAAGAAACGTATTCTGTTAGTTCTTTTGCTGGAACACCTATACTAAGTTATAAACTAGGAACCGGTGTAATAGATAAAGAGCTTGGATTTAGTATAAGTTATCTTAATATTGATAACGTTGGGGATATACAATTTAATTTTAATTTAGACAGCGACATGTTTGTCTACAAAGTTGGTCAAAATAGTGTTGAGAAAAATTTAGCAACGGGATTTTATAAATTTAATGACACAAAACAATTTGAAAATGGGTGGATTAAATTAAATCCAGAATTCACCCAACCCATAATTGACACAATATTGATTCAGACAACTACTAATAAAATTACAACTACAACAGTTGACTGGGCAACTTTAGATGATAGTGAAATTACAAAGATATTATTTTATGTAAACGGAATTCAATCAAGATCTAACTATATTAGAACTGACGGAACTTTTGTTTTTACAAACAATTTTAATATCGGTGATACAATAACAATTAAATTATTTGCAAATATTGCCCCAGATGATGGCTATTATGAAATTCCTCTTGGCTTAGAAAAAAATCCTCTAAACGAAAAAATAAAAACGTTTACACTAGGCCAAGCAGCTGACCATGTGTCTACCGGCTTAGAGATTGCAGATGATTTTATTGGCAAGTATCCGGGAAACAATAATTTACGAGATATAAGTGGGTATCAAAATTTAACAAGAAGATTTTTAAAACATTCTAGTCCTGCTCCTTTATCAATTATGTTATTATGCGATAAAGAAACAAATATTGTTAAATCTATTCAGTATGCAAAAAAAGCCTATACTGATTTTAAAAATAGTTTTATAACATTAGCCAATGAATTATATTATGACCAATCGCCTAATGATTTTATAGATTCGATATTAGAAGAAATTAGTAAATCTCAAAATTCAAGCAGACCGTTTGCTGGATCAGACATGATTGGTAGCGGTGCATACTCGTCAATTGATTATGTTGTAGAAGACATAGGAATTAAAACATTTGCACTATCGGAAAAATTTGATTTATTAAAATTAAGTTCTAAGGCTGTATATGTTTACTACAACGGTAGACAGTTATTAGTAAATCGTGATTACGAGTTTAATGCTACCTTTGGTTTTGTTAATTTAAAAATTAATTTAATTGAAGGTGACCGAATTCAAATTAGGGAATATGTTTCTACAGCCATAAACTTTATTCCTCCAACACCTACTAAATTAGGACTTTACAAAAAGTATACTCCAAGAAAATTTTTAGATGACACCTATCGTGTTCCAAAAGAAGTTATTCAGGGGCACGATGGCAGCATCACGGTTGCCTACGGCGATTTTAGAGATAATGTGCTGTTAGAATTAGAATATAGAATTTACAATAATATTAAACAAGAGTATAACGAAAAAACATTTGACATTGATAGTGTGTTAGGCGGCTACTACGGGAATACACCGTTTGGTAAAGCTGAAGTAGACACTATAGTGACCAATGAATTTTTAAAATGGACTTCAGGTACAAGTATTGATTATGTAAGTAATAGCTATTTTGATACAGAACAGGCATTTACGTATACCTATTCAAATATGGCTGATCCAACCGGCACTAAAAATTTGCCGGGATACTGGAGAGGAGTATATCTATGGTTCTATGATACAACAAGACCACACCAATGTCCGTGGGAAATGTTGGGATTTAGTGAAAAGCCTACATGGTGGGAAAGTGAGTACGGTCCTGCGCCTTACACGTCTAATAATTTAATTCTTTGGGAAGATATTCGTGACGGCAATATCCGTCAGGGTAATCGCGCTGGTATACAAGATAGATACAAACGCCCGTCGATAACACAACATATTCCGGTAGACAGTGATGGAAATTTATTAAGCCCGTTAGACTCGGGACTTGCTAGAAACTTTTCATTAATTAATAATCGAGGAGATTTTGTACTAGGTGACATTGGCCCTGTAGAATATGCATGGAGATCTAGCAGTGAGTGGCCGTTTGCTGTTGCAACTGTGCTTTGTCTATTAAAACCTATTGAATATATTGCTGACGGATTTAATCGATCTACAGTTTCTACAAACAAATTAGGTCAAACAACTCATTCTACTACAGAATTATTTTTAACCATTGACGATTTGCTTTATCAGACAACTTTAGATACTCCTGTATCTGGATTGGTAATTTATATTACAAATTATTTAAAGAGTAAAGCTTCGGATATTTCTATTTTAAAAGACAAATTGTCGAACCTAGATGTAAAATTATCTAGCAGACTTTCTGGATTTGTTGACCAAACTCAACAAAAATATATTTTAGATAGTAAAAATCCTAAATCGGTTACAAGCAGTATTTTTATTCCTCCTGAAAATTACGACATACATTTCAATGTAAGCTCACCAATATCAAATCTTACATATAGTGGAGTTATTTTAGAAAAAACTAATCGTGGATATAAAGTTTCTGGATATGACAATTCTATACCGTTATTCTATTATTATGAGGCAGTAAATTCTCAAACCGACCCAATCGTGACAATTGGTGGTGTTAGCGACAATTTCTTAGATTGGGCCGGTAATCAATTTTATGGAAATGGTATTGTAGCTAGATTTAAAAATAATTATTACAGAAGCTTAAGCAGCCATACAAGTGATTTTGAATTTTCCGAAACTCAGAATAATGTTGTAATTTGGAAACAATTGCCTAAGTTGCCAATGATTGGCGGAACTGAGGCACGTAAACGTAGAAATTTCAATAAACTTCAAGTTAAAAAATTATCCTACGGAACAGTATTACCTACGATTCAGCAGGTAGTTGATTTTTTATTAGGCTACCAGGAATATCTAAAAAGCGTAGGATTTATTTTTGATTTTTATGATACTGAAAATGCAACTGCCAGAGATTGGTTTACGTCAGTTAAAGAGTTTATGTTCTGGAGTCAGCATAACTGGGCTGATGGATCTCTGTTAACCTTAAGTCCGGCCGCGTCGTTTATAAAATTAAAATTCTCTGTGGGTGTTGCTGACAATATATTAGACAGTTTCTATGACTATCAGGTATTTAAAAATAACGGAACCCCACTTCTACCTAGATATATTAATGTAAATAGAGACTTTCAAGAAATATCCATCTCTACTGTAGACACAAATGACGGTATTTATTTTTTAAAATTACATTTTGTTCTCAAAGAACATATTGTGGTGTTTGACGATAGAACAGTATTCAACGATGTAATCTATGACAAGCCAACTGGCTATCGTCAAGAACGTATAAAAAGTCGTGGCTTCCGCACCGTTGATTGGGATGGAGATTACACTAGTCCTGGATTCCTATTCGACAATGTTAATATCCAAATATGGCAACCATTTACAGATTATAAACTAGGAGATATTGTTGCTTACAAGTCGTATTATTGGACTAGCAAATACAATCAACTAGGATTAGAAGAATTTCAAGATGCAGGATGGACTAAATTAGATTCTACTCCAAGTAAATCACTAATTCCCAACTTTGATTATAGAATAAATCAGTTTGAAGATTACTACGAAGTCAATACAGACGGTGTTGGATCGAGTCAGCGAGATCTAGCAAGACATGCAATCGGTTATCAACCAAGAGAATATCTACAAAATCTAGCAGAAGACGAAATAACTCAATTCAGAATTTATCAAGGTTTCATAAGGGAAAAAGGAACAGCAAACGCTATTGTTAAAGTTTTTGATAAAATCAGTAGAACTCAAGATGATAGTGTTGTGTTAAATGAGGAATGGGCATTTAAATTAGCTCAATACGGCGGAACAGACCAGCTCAAAGAATTCGAATTTGAAATTACAAAAGACCAATTCAAAATTAACCCGCAGCCAATTTTAATAACTTACAGCGAAACCAGCGGAGTTTTGTTAGACCAGTATTTGCAAATCAATTCTTCTAAATTTACAATAGCAGACACTCCGTTTACCACAACGTTAAATCCTTTAGTAAACTATACCAATAATTCACGCTCGGCTGGATTTGTCAACAAAAAACATGTTGATTTTATTTTAAAAAATAGAGATGACATATTAAATTTAAACATACGAGAAGTATTTGATAATACACATCTTTGGATTACATTTGACAATTCGTCGTGGACGGTTCTACGTTATAATGAAGAATTAGCACTAGGGATAGTTAGGGTAGAAAAAATTATTCCCACCGAAATAGAAGTAGAGTTGAGTCGTATTCACAATTTAAAAGTAGGAGACATTGTAGGAATTCGATATGTATTAAATTTAAACGGATTCTTTAAGATCACAGCAGTCACTAATAAGACTATTATAGTAACTCCTAGTTCTACAGATGTTCCAGAAATAGAAGATAGTACGTCTTCAGTTTTAGGAATATTTACAGTTGTAAGATTTTCAACATATCAACAGCTTGATCCACAAAAAACTTCAGTGCTCAAGTTAGGATCAAAGTTGTGGGTAGACAATAACGGGTCTGACAAATGGGAAGTCATTGAAAAGACTAAGCAATATACCACATATGAATTTGGTGATTATGGAATTACCACCCCAATAGGGACAGGTACGTCTATTGTCTATCTTGATAGCTTAAAACAAATTGCTACCGGTATTCCAGGTTCTGGTTATGTGATGATCTACACCGCTCAGACTGCTGGATCACAAATAACGCTAAAGCAAATTGTAGCACCACCCGATGGGTTTGAAACAGTAGTATCTGGTTCCTTTGGCAAAGTACTAGCAACAAGCCCAGACAACAAATGGTTGGCAGTGGGATCCCCAAATGCCAGCGGTGTAAAAAGCGCCTACCAGGGAGAACTATATCAGTATAGAAGTTATCTTGCAGGAGAGATAGTTCTATATCAAGGTAAACTTTGGGAAGCAGTCAACAACATTGCATTAGGTGACGGCAGCTCAATTAATTTTAACAGCGAAGATTGGAAACCAGCAACAATTGTAAATGCTAATCCGGCCGCTAGGGGCAACGGATTTACCGACCAGGGAATGATATCCTTGTACAAATATGTACAGGGACAATGGGAAATTGCAACTAGTTTTGTTAGTCCAAGACAAGCGGAATTTGAAGAATTTGGCAGTGCAATATCGATCGGAGTTTCTGGTACAACTTATTACATGGCGGTGTCGGCAGTTGGCTCACTATGTGATCCTGTAATAGGTCCTAACACAGGTAAAGGTAGAGTATATCTTTACACATACAATGGAACTGAGTGGGCGCATTTAGAAAATACCAAGTATCTAGGAGTTTACCAACCATCGGCCTTATCTTTTTACCCTGCTGGATCAATAGTGTGGTCCGAAGGCAGTCTATGGGAAGCATTATACGACAACTATGGAGACGGTAGTTCGTTATCCCTATTGTCAAACGACTGGAAAAAATTAGATCCAGTTTCTACCCAATCTTCTTTGCCGACTAACATTGCCATGGACGATGACGGCTCAACTCTAGCAGAAGGTCTGTTAAGTCCAACTCAACTGGCCGAATTAGTAAAAGAAGGTGACCAATTCGGTATTAGTTTAACTATGAGTCGTGATGGTGGAATTTTAGTTGTTGGGGCACCAAACAGCGACGGTCAATATTTTGCCAACTATCGAGGAAACTGGAATGTCTATCAAGAATATAGAGAAAATGATGTTGTAAAATGGCAAGGTGGCTATCATAGATTAACTGACTCAACAACATCATCAATTACCAGCCTCAATCAATACCCAGATAATGGACTACCTTGGCTAAATGTAGGCGATAGTGCATCACCATCAACAGGTAAAATTTATGTATACGAAAGAGATGCAAATAATTTGTATTCTCTATCTCAGACAATTACAGCAGAATCTCTTTCTAGTATTAACGATACCACAAATTCTGGCATCATCGCATCTGGTGATCAATTTGGTTTTGCCATAGACATTGATGCATCGGGAACTACTATTGTTGCAAGTAGTCCGTTAGCCGATATTAATAAACAGAATCAAGGTGCAGCCTATGTATTTAGACGTGATTCAACTCAACAGCAATATAGATTAAAGCAAAAATTACAAAGTTTTGAATATTTTACCAATGAATATTTTGGTTCTAGTTTATCTATTACCCCATCGACAGAAAAGATTGTTATATCTGCAAAAAATTCTGGATACTTTATAACAACACAGTTTAACTTAGGTACAACATTTGATAAACGTAGAACTACATTTACTGATCCTAGAGGTTTTCCGGGCCAGGTTTATGTCTACGAACGAAAAGATGAAGGATATTTTTTAGTTGAAAAACTAGAAGCTGACTTTCAGTCAGGCGAATCATTTGGATATTCTATAGATGCAGCAAGTTCAATCGTGGTAGTGGGCTCACCTACTTACCAAATTGACGGATTGTCGGCCGGTAGAATTAGACTGTTTAAAAAGACTCCAGATACAAATAGTTTTAACACCATTGCACAACAAACTGATCTTATAGATATTGATTTGTTAAAAAATATTGAACTATACGATAATGTCAATAATAAAAAAATTGCCGACTTAGATATAATTGACGGATTTAAACTTAAAATCTTAGGTACTGCTGAACAAGAAATTTCTTTTAAAACTGTTTACGATCCTGCAATATACATAACAGCCACTGAAGATCAAGTAATTGACGAGACACAGGCTTGGTTTGAAAAGAATGTTGGTCAGATATGGTGGGATCTCAGCGCAGTAAAATATTTAAATTACGAACAAGATGATTTTTCCTATAGAATAGGCAATTGGAATGCACAGGCAGTTGGATCATCTATAGACATATATGAATGGGTAGCAAGTCCGTTATTACCGTCCGAATGGAGCATATTGGCCGATACCGTAGAAGGACTGGTAGAAGGTATATCAGGCCAACCTAAGTTTGTTGATGATACAGTTTTTAACACAAAAGTTTTTTATAATCCTAATACAGGATTAGAAACAGGAACAACTTATTATTACTGGGTCAAATCTAAAGCAACACTGCCAGACACCAATGGCCGTAGAATATCGGCGGCTTCGATCAAAACAGCAATAGATAATCCAATTGGTTCCGGTATTCCTTTTATTGCGGTAATAGGAGTTGACAAGTTTTTAGCTTACAATTTGCCAGCTGCAATTTCTACAAATACTGCCTTGATAAATTTTGAATACGTAAAAAATCTTAACCAGTTAAATCCTATTCATAGAGAATATCAGTTGTTAACCAGCGGCGTTGCTGACAGCTTGCCTTCAGTATATCTAGAGAAAAAGTGGATAGATAGTCTGGTCGGATCAGACGAAGCAGGTAATTCTATTCCTGATCCTAAATTACCAGCTAAGAAAAAATACGGGCTAAGTTTTAGACCTCGTCAGAGTATGTTTATTAATAGAGACAAGGCTCTAAAAATTGCTATTGATAATATTAATTTTATTTTATCAACTAGACCGTTTACAGATTTAATTAATTTTGAAAACTTAGATAAGTTAGATCCTATTCCTAGCGAAGAATTAAATCAGTATGATATTAAGATAGATACTAATATAGATCTAGAGCA